GCAAACTAATTTGCGTGGTAAAGGCGTAGACAACCGTGATCTATTTGCTGTTATTAACGCTGATGGACTTAAAGGTTTGTTAAACGACGAGAAAGCAACTAACTTTGATTACCAGAATGTTAAGGCACTTGTAAACGGTGACATTAACTCTCTATGTGGATTCCAGTTTATTACTTTGGAAAACCGCACTGGCCGTGAAGGTGGTCTTTCTGTAGCCGCAAACGTAGTAGATTCGTACTTCTATCAACGCGAAGCTGTTGGACTTGCAATTGGTATTGACATTAAAACTTCTGTCGATTGGATTGCCGAACGAACTTCTTGGTTGTGTAATGGAATGCTTAAAGCAGGCGCGGCAGTCCGTGATGCTGAAGGTGTTGTTAAAGTTCAATACAAAGACAACGTATAAGGAGAATTATCGTGGCTTTTGAAAGAAAAAACTTATCTCGTATTGGCGGTTCCGGTTTTGGAAATACCGTTTGGATGCATTCATCTACTGATGCCTATGCTACTGTACAGTCGGCAGATTATTTTAAGCCCGCTATTACAGAAATGGCTAAAGGTGATTGTGTTTGGGTTGTAGATACTGCTACTCCAACTGTCTATGTAACATATGTAGACGCGCATTCAGCTAGTGCAATTAGTACTGCAACTGGTAATGCTGTAACAGCGTAAGATTTAAGGGGGGTTCGCCCCCCTTTTTTATTTGAGGCTATTATGAAGAATGGTTTGTACGCTAACATCCAGAAAAAAAGAGCTAGAATAAAAGCCGGAAGCGGTGAAACAATGAGAAAGAAAGGTGCTAAAGGCGCACCTACCAATAAAGCCTTTGCAAATTCTAAGAAAACAGCTAAAAAAAGCTTACTAAGCTAAAGGTATATTATGGCTACCAAGATTGAGTTAATTTCTAACGCATTGATTCTTATTGGTGATTTGCCAATTACAAGTTTATCGGGCAACACTCGCGCACAAACAGTCGCTAATAACCTATACGACAATATCGTTCAAAATGAAATGACAAAGTTTCGTTGGGGCTTTGCTCGTAAAATTGCAAGAATTAACAAATTGCCTAGTAATCCTGCGGGGAATGAGTGGCAAAGTATCTATGAGCTTCCTGCCGATTTATTATTTTTAATTAAAATAAACCCAAGAGTTAACTACGCTTTATTTGGATCTCAAGTATATTGTAATTCAGACGGAGCTTTGTATGCTGATTATATACACAATGCAGTCGAAGCAGAATGGCCAGTTTATTTTCAACAAATGATTCAGTATCGTCTTGCTATGGATTTTGCTCCTGCAATTAGGGATAGTGCTTCTGCAATGGAAGCAAATGCAGTTCAATATGAAAATGCATCTAGAATGGCAAGGTTTACTGATTCACAACAATACCCTGTGGTTCCTTTAAGTAGCGCACCCTTTATTACAACAAGGTATTAATAATGCCAAGATCGACATTTAATCAGTCAAGCTTTGTATCTGGCGAATTATCGCCTTTAGTTTTAGGACGTACAGATCTTGACCAGTATTATACTGGAATGCAACAAGCTGATAATGTTTTAATAGTTACGCAAGGCGGTGTAAGGCGCAGAGCAGGCACGCAACATTTTATTGTTGCAGACAAACAACTTGATGTTGATGGCCGTGTTCCTACTACTCCTAATGGTGGAACTCCTGCAAATTTAAATGACAGAAATAATGCTACTAGTTCTACTTCTAATGCAATTGGTCTAGAAGGAACTATTGAGCCAACTGCACCTGTTTCTAATGAATTTGTAGTAGCTCAATATAATTTTAGTAATTCCCCTATTTATCCTCAATATGCAGACATAATTGGAATACGCCTTAGTATTAATGCATCTGGCGGAGCCGCTAGCTCAACTGATACTGCAATCTTTCGCATTCAAGAATCAGAAAATAATTCTTCTTGGACTACTAAAGGTACTGTAATTGTTAACAAAGACGCGCAAAATTTAAGAGTAAAATTTACTAAAAGCAATGCAACTTTTCAAGTTAAGTATATTAGAATCCTTAGAATTAAGGATGGATCTACAGACTTAGGAACTTTACGTTTGACTATGGATGAATTTAATCCAATAGTATTTACAGATACCGCGTCTGAAGTAAAAACATTCGACTTTAGTATTTCTACCACAGAACATTATCTTTGTGTATTAACTGGAGGAGTAGACGGTGCATCTGGTTTTACACCAAAAGGAAATTTGGCAGTATATTTTATAAGTCAAACTGGAAACATTGATAGTAATCAAAATGTTGCTAATCTTATGGTTCCGTTTGAAAGCCGTCAAGTTTCAGAAGTTCGCGATGTTCAGACTGAACAAGTTATGCTTTTCTTTCATCCGGATGTTCCGTCACACAGAATTATAAGGCAAAGCTTAGGCTATTGGACTAGTGACCCGATTCCGTGGTTAAACGTTCCTCAATATGATTATAATGACGCGAAAAGCCCTATACCTGTAGATTATGCAATTGATATAACTTTTACAGATTTCCAAGAAGGGGACAACTTTCAAATTGATGTTGAGTCTGTAATTAGTAAGACAATTACTTTTAGTATTAACAATCTTACGCTTGCTAACAACATGCAGATTAATTTGCAAGATATGCCTATTTTTGGAACTACCGGAATTAGTGTAGTTGTTAGTACTTCAGGAGCAGGTAAAGTAGCAAGAGTTACTGTCTCTGGAGAATCTACAAAAGATTTTGTATTGTGGTCTGGTTTTGCAACTACAGGTGACACTACTACTCCACCAACATTGGCATTTGTTCAATTTGGGGCTAATGGATCTCCCCGTAAAGAAGATGTGTGGTCAGCGGATCGAGGCTACCCGCGCATGGGTGCTTTTTTTGCAGGCAGATTATGGTTAGGTGGAACTAAATCAAAAACTCAAAGTTTGTTTGGTTCGCGGTCAGGATCTTTCTTCGATTTTTATACAGAAGAAGGTGATGATGATGAAGGAATATTTACCACAATTTCAGCTAGAAATTTAACTGAGATTGTAGACATAAATCCAGATAGAGGGCTACAAGTATTTACGACCGGATCAGAGTTTTTGGTCAAAGGATCAACGCCTAGTGATATTGTAATATCATCGCAAACACAACATGGCGCAAAAAATATAGAAGTTCAATCAATAGATGGAGCTACATTATTTGTTGATTCTAATGGAAAAACTTTACGCCAATATTTGTTTAGCTTTAATGAAGACGCGTATATTAGTAATGATATTTCTGTCTTGTCTTCTCAATTAATAAATCAACCAAAAGATTTAGGCATACTTTCTGGTACAAAATCAGAAGATGCCAACTGGGTATTTATTATTAACCAAGACGGAACTGCCGCAATACTTAATACCTTGCGGTCACAAGATATTAATGGATACACTAAATGGATCAGTGGAAATACTAATAGTATTTATCCCCTTGAATTAGAAGCTGTTTCTGTAGTGGCTCAAGAATTATTTTTAGTTAACAAAAGAAAAGGGCCGTTAGCTAGCGATACAGAGTATTCTATTGTTAGGTGGAGTTTTGATCACTTATTAGATGAATCCTCTATTATAACTAACAATAATGCAATTCAACCATTGGCCCCTGATAACGGGTTTCTTATGTTTATTCCTCAAGAACATTTAATTGGTGATACAGTTAACGTTGTTGCCAGAGGAAACAAGCTGTCAGATAGAGTTGTGAAAAGACTATCAGGGGGTACTTTAGAAGCTTATATAGATTTAAGTATTGCAGAAAAAGATTTTATTCTAGAACAAGTAGCTATCGACGGAGTAATTGATGTAGAAGTTGGATTTAACTTTTTAGTTACTGTTAAGCCAATGCCAATAGCAACTACACCTGCAAGAAGCGCAAACGGTCAAAACCAAATGCGTCAAAAGAAAATATCAAATATTAACGCAAGAGTTTTTAAATCTGCGGGAGTATTTATTGACGGCAACCCTGTACCTATTAGAGAGTTTGGATCTGCGGCAGTATCGCCTTTAAATAATAACCTACCAATTCAGTCAGGTATTATTGAAAATAACAATGGCGGTAACGGTTGGGGAATAGAAGTCGCACCAGTAATTACTATTCCAGATCCAACACCTTTTCAATTACAAGCTATTGAATATTATGTTGAATCATCGTGAATGAAATAAAAACTCAAGATGATATTTTAAAATTTCAATCATTAATGTTAAAAGAAAAGCAGGTTACTTTAAATACCTCTCACCATTTTAGTGATGGGTTATATGCTAGAGAGTTAACAATTCCCGCAGGCGTTTGTCTTGTTGGAGCGTTGCACAAAACTCGTCATTTATATACTGTAGTAAAAGGTAAGTGTAAAGTATCAAGTCAATTTGGAACGTTAGATATAGAAGCTCCGTTTATGGGAGAAACATTACCGCAAACTAAGCGAGTAATATACGCTGAAACAGATTGTGTGTGGGTAACATTTCACCCTACAAAGCTTACAAGTGTAGAAGAAATTGAAAAAGAAATATTAGAGCCAGAGGATATATAAATGACGTTTGTAATTACAGCAATTGTCGCAAGTACTGCATTAAGTGTATACGGGCAACAATCTGCGGCCAAAAGTGAACAAGAGTCTATGAATAGGCGGGCCGAAGAAGAAAAGATGGCGGCCCAAGGTAGAGCGTTAGAGCGTCAACAAGAATTAGGAAAAGTTCTTGCTCGTAATAATATGCAACTTGCTCAAGATGGAAGTTCTGGAGAAGGTACTCCGGCTAGTATTGCTTTACAAAGTTCTAAAAATATTGGCTCAAGTGAACAAACATTTAATTTAACTAGCAGGTTGCGCCAAGCTCAATTTAGACGAGAAGGAAAATTGGCCAGAAGTGGTGCCAATATAAACTCTTTAGGGAGTATTTTTAAAGCGGGTGGCGCAATTGCAGGTAACATAGAAGAAACAAAACGGGCAAAACTTGCGGCCGATAGAACCTCCTGACGAGTAAATTATAATGGTACAAAAACGCATTGATTTTTTTGGTGGATTCGAGCCTAGCGCAGTAGGAAGTGGTGCGGTGGACAACATGAATGCACTTGCAGGTTTGGGTAGAGATCTTTCTAACTTAGCTATTGGTGTTGGAAATCAAAAAGCATACGACCAACAATTAAAGCAAGAAGCCGCAAACACTCAAGCTGTTAAAGATGGTAAGGCTAGTGGTGTGTCTATTGGATTTGACGCTTTAACTAGCGGAGAAGGATACGAAAATAAAGATACATTTTTTATAGGCGCAGAAGAGCAAAATGCACTCGCAGAAAAGACTTATGTAGAAGGAAGTTTGTCTGAAGGAGAAATGGGCGCAAAAAGAATTATGACTGAATTTCCGCAAGACAGAGAATCCGGAATGACAGCATACCGTAATATTATTAATCCAATGCTTGGAGCAACGAATGTTCCCGAAAATGCACAAATTTCTTTAGCTAATAACTTTTTACTTCAAGAAAGAGCGTTAACGCAATTTTATGATATTAGTGAATCGCGAATTGCTTTGCAAGAAAGCCAACAAACAGAAAACAATATTGCTCAAAGTCTTGCAAACACTGCTTTAATGTCTGCGGGAAACAATAACACAATTGATTCAAGTCTAGCGATAAATGATTTACGGTTACATCTTGAAGACAATAATTTATTTGGAAACATAGAGACACGCGAAAATTTTATTGGCGAAGCTGAAAGCCAAGTAAATGTTGCCATATCATTTGCTCAAATTGATCAAGGAGTTTTACAAAATCCATTACTTACTGATCCTCAAAAACTTGCACAATCTGATTCTCTTATAGCTGATCTTAAAGACTTTGACATTGAAATGGATCTTACTGTAGATCAAAGATATCAAGTAATAAAGAAAGCAGAAACTGCTACAAATAGATTGCGTTCAGAACTTAAAGCCGCCAATACAATTAGTAAAGCAGAACAAACGAAGCGCGACTCTATTGCTAACGTAGAAAATTTCCAACAAGCAAATAAAACTGGTTATCCGGTTGGTTATGTACTTCCGGACAAAGACGTTAATGTTTATTACACAGAACGATTTTTGCCGCAAGTTGAAGGTATTTCTGATCCTAACCAGTTATCAGCGGCCTATGTAGATTTTGCAAATATGGTTGGGCGTGTTCCAACTGCACAAAAACAAGACATAATGGCATCTTTAAATAGCGGAGATCCAGTAGCAATTAATTTTGCTTCAAAATACATAGACGATATTTTAGGGCAACAAGGAATAAATACTACTGCATTTTCTAATCAAGAAATTGCGTACGCTTTAACGGTAAATACAGCTATTGAATATGGTGCAGAACCTTTAGAGGCTATTGCTAGAGCAAGAAAAATTTATGACCCGCAAAGTGCAGACACGGTTGCAAGACGAAACGCAGAACTAAATTCTGACATAGGTTCTTTTGCGTTTGATTTAATTGGCCAAGAATTACAATCATCTTTTGGGGAAAATAGTTATATTCCTTTAATGGGATCACTGATTGTTGAAACTGACCCATTAGCTTATGACGAAATGAAATCTGATTATATTAAATTATCTAAACAATTGTATCTTGCAGGCACAGAAGATTACCCCACTGCAAGAAAAACTGCACTTAAAATGATACAAGCTAACTGGAGAAAAGATGCTAATCCGGATGGCTTTGGTTTAATGAAATATAATCCAAACGGGTTTTATGGTGTAGGCGGAAACAAAGATGTAGGTTGGGTTAGAGACATTGCGCATGAAGAATTGCAAGCAATGTTCCCAGACGAGATTATTGATCGAGATAAAATTACATTAACATCAAATATTAGAACAGCTAAAGAAGCTTCTTCTGGAACGGAGCTTGGCCAACCAACATACGCTTTATCTTATGTAGCAGAAGACGGAACTATAATGTCTCCACTTATGGTAGATAACAATGGTCGAGTTACTAATCAATGGAGTCCAATACCGGAAGGAGAAACTAAAGACAGTATTATGGTTCCGGCTAACAAAGCAATTATGGATAAAAATGCTGACATATCAAGAGCAATGGCTAAAGAAACTACTTCAGCTAATTGGAGCAGAGGAAGAAACCAAGTAGAAATTAATTTCCGTAATGATTATGAAGAACAAGGATATAGCGCACTAAATGCTATGGCAATGGCAGAAGAAGCTTATATTAACTGGCTATCTCAAGATGGGATGCAACAACGCTTAATTAAAGATAACAGCATATATGCACTAATAGGTAGGGGAGTTGCAAACGTTGCTGATGGATCTGTCTTTATAGCCGCAAAGGACAATGCAATTAAAAACACAAAAATACTAGCAAAACTTGGAGAAGCCGCATTTACTAGAAAAGAAGGACAACCTTTACCTCAGTTTGCCCGACCTACATTTAGCCCTGCATTAGAAGCGGCTAAAACTGCTAGTGATGATTATATTAAAAGAATAAATTCTAAAAAAAAAGTAAATGAAGAATTGGCTACTAATACTGGCTTTGTTCCAGACCCTAACATTGACAGGATGATTAGGGAAGGAACAACAAACCAAACAGCTAGTACGTCTAATGAGATACCTGATCCACAGGCATTTGAAACTGAAGTAAGAAAATTAGCAGGACAAGAAGCAATTGACCAAGTAGAAAAAACAGAGGGTGCATTAACAGAATTGCAGAAATTTATTGTTGGGCATGAAGGTTTTGCATTTGGAGATTATGATGATCAAAATAATGTGTCTACTAGCGGAGTAGGACAAACAGGAAAATACAAAGGAATGACGTTTAAAGAAACGTTTAAAGACTTTGATAGAATGGTTAGAAATCAATTTCCTGATTTTGAAAATATTACTTTTAAGCGTCAACAAGCTTTAATGTCTTTAATTTACAGAGGCGATACACGAAATAAAGATACTAAAAAAATGTTTAAATGGACTAAGTTGTTTAACGAAGGGAAATACGCGGAAGCCGCTGTAGAATTACTTGATCACGCTGAATATAAAGATCTAAAAATAAACGAGCCTAATAACGGGGTTGTAAAAAGATTAGAAGAAGCCGCTAGATTTATTAAAGGTTAACTAAATGCCATTTGTAACAGAGACAGGAACAATCGCGGCCCCACGCAAAGCATATGCGTCTAAGGTTGAGGCTGATAACGATCCTACTATTGGGCAAATAGCGGGTGCTTTTTGGCGGCAAGAAAATATTATTGGTTCTATTCTTAATGAAGAACCTAATTTACCTAGTAGTAAAACTAATGATTATGACCCGTACACAATTTTGTCTAATGAAGAACGCCTTGATTCTTTTTTAATGAACAATGTAGGTGTGGCTAATAGTGACGAAGAAGTGGAATCAATACGCAAGCAAGTTTCAAGAGAGCGTGCTGATAGAAAAGTAATGGCTGACGGAGGGGCTATGTCATTTTTAGTTGGCATGCCCGTTATGATTGCTGATCCTGTTTCTTTATTAGTAATAGGTGGAGCAGTAAAAAACACTTATCGTGTAGGTAATAGCATACTAAAAAATGGAGCTGTAACTGGCTCGTTAGTGGCCGCAGAAACGGCAGTTCAAGAAGCGGCTTTGCATGAATCTCAGTTAACTAGAACGTTTGGCGAATCTGCTGTAAATATATCTGCCGCAATGTTGCTTGGTGGCGCACTGGGCGCGGCCTTTACAAAAACAACGGGGGATGTAAACCTTCTTGCAAAAGAAACTGAAGACGTAATGAATCCCGAAGGGAAAATTGCTAATGACATTAATCCTACAACAAACGAACCAGTAGATTTAAGAAGTGTAGGCGCGGCACAAACTCAAGACATAGGAAGTGCTGAAGTAGTTGGAGCAATCCCTAAAGCTATTACTAAAATAATGGGAAAAATAGATCCTCTTTCAGCAAGTATAACTTCGCCTTCAAAAGAAACACGGCAGATTACAGCATTGTTAGTAGAGAACCCTACAATGGTAGACACTGCCCCATTAACTTCAGTAGAAAGTTTAATTAAAATTCGTGTCGGGCCTGTAATGGATTCTTTGCAGAATCAAACAAATTTGTTTAAAAAATATTTAGAAAGAACCAAAGGCGAAAAAACTTTAGGCGATAGAATATTTACTTCAAAAAGTGAAAAAGAATTTTCAGCCGAAGTATCTAGGGCCGTAAGAAGAGGAGAATCTAAAATACCTGAAGCTCAAGAGGCGGCAGATTTTTGGAACAAATCTTTATACCATCCTATTAAAGATGAAATGATTAGTCTTAAATTGTTACCAGAAGATGTACAGGTAAAAACCGCAAACAACTATTTAAATAGGTTGTATAACAAAGATTATATTAACGCTAACTACAATAAATTTACAACTATTGTTGCTGATTGGTTGGCTAAAAAAGATTTAGCTTTAATTAAAGAAGCTGACTTTGCTAGGTCTGCTTTAAAAGCAGGAGTGGATGATCCTGCACTTGCTAAACAATACGAACAAATTGTTGAAAAAGCTGAGTTTAAAACAGACGTTCTTGGGCCTCAAACAACCGAAAGTTATATATCATTAGCAGGCGAAATTGCTACTAGAATTACTGGCACTCCAGACGGAAGATTGCCTTATGATTGGTTAATAGGCGCAGGGTCTAAAAATTCAATAGATAGCGCAGGATCAATGGCATTTAGAGGGACTAGTGTTCAAGGGCCATTGCGTAACAGGGTTTTTAATATTGACGATGATCTTATTGAAGAGTTTTTAGAAAACGATATTCGCGTTTTAGGTCAAAGATTTTACATGGCAACTGTTCCAGATATTGAAATTTATAAAGCATTTGGTGATGTTTCAATGCAAGAACAGATATCGGCTATAGCAAGAGAGGCTAGAGAATTTGTTGCGGATAACGCTTTAGAGGGAGCAAAATCTGCAAAAGTATTTAACCGAATGAATAAAGATATTAAAAATATTGCGGGTATGCGGGACAGAATGCGTAACGTATACGGATACCAAGAAAACAATATGTTTGTTCGTAGCATGAGAGCCGCTAGAAATTTAAATTACTTACGCTTGCTAGGCGGAGTTACCCCTTCAAGTTTGCCAGATTTTGCGCGTGTAGCAATGGCCGAAGGGTTTGGTGCAACATTTGGAACATCCCTTAAAAGTTTAACGTCAGCAAAAAAAGTTACCGCTGAAGTTAGAGAAGAACTTAGATTATGGGGAATAGGCACTGACTACATTGCTAATGGAAAATCAGAGCTTATTGCCGACATTACAGATTACACCCAAGGCGGAAGCGTAATTGAAAGAGGGTTGCAAACACTTTCAGCAAAATACGGACGTTACAATGCGTTAGATTATTGGACTGCCGGAATGAAACAATTGCATGGCATGACAATGCAAACTAGGGTTTTTGATTCTTTAGCAAAAGGTATTTATCCTAAAAAATTAGCGCGGCTAGGTATTAACGAATCAGACGCTAAAGCTATGTACGAACAAGTAAAACTGTATGGCAGAAAAGAAGATGGCTTGTGGATAAGTGGTGCTAAAAATTGGGATCGCGCAGATTTAGAAAGAATTTATGGCGCGGCAATGAGAAAAGAAAGTGACCGAGTGGTCATAATTCCTGGCCAAGAAAAACCATTGTTTATGTCTGAGCCTTTAGGACAAACTTTTTTACAATTTAAATCTTTTATATTGTCAGCTACGCAAAGAGTTTTGGTAGCAGGTTTGCAAAAACAAGATGAAGCTCAGATGATGGGTTTTCTTGGACTAATTGGAGCAGGCACTACAACTTACTTTATTAAACAATCTATTTCCGGACGAGAAATATCAAACGACCCTTCAGTTTGGGTAATGGAAGGGATAGACAGATCAGGTGCCATTGGTATTTTAGGAGAAATAAATAACACTGTCGAAAAAATGACTAGCAATAATGTAGGGTTACGCCCATTGTTTGGCATTGATGAAGTTAACATGAAACAAGTTAATAGGACGGTAACAGAAAGTTTATTGGGGCCAACTTTTGGTAGTTTATTATCCACTACTGTAGCGGCTAACAACGCTATAACTTCAGGCGATCCGATAACAGAATCAGACGTAAGAACATTAAGAAGATTATTGCCTTATCAAAATTTGTTTTTCTTAAGGCGTGGGTTTGACACAATACAACAAAACATAGTGGACTAAGGTGCAAAAAAATGACTGTAACTAAATTAATTACTCGTAACGATTATACTGTATCCGGTACTCCGGCAAGTACGTTTGATTATAAATTTCTAGTTTTAGAAAAAGGCGATTTAACAGTATATGTCGACAAGGTAATTGTTGCAGAAGCATTATACAGTGTTAGCGAACTTGGCAATCCTCTTGGTGGAGTTGTTACTTTTGCTACTGGTGTTGCCGTTGCCAGTGTTGTTAGCCTTGTTTTAGAAATGCCTTTAGATCGAACTACAAATTATCAAAATAGCGGGGACTTTTTAGCCTCTACTGTTAATGCTGATTTTGATAAAATTTACATGGGCGCAGTTCAAAATGAAAACTTTATTGACCGAAGCATAAGGTTACAAAATAAAGAAACTGAGCTTTTATACAATGGCGTTTTGTATGATATGTCTTTGCCTTTGCGTGCCGCAAGACTTGGAAGATTTTTAACGTTTGATGAAAATTTAGGTTTGCCATTAGCAGGGCCACTTGTAACAGATATTACTAGCGGTCTTACTCTTAAAGCTACCTTGGCTAACGGAGATGAAACTTTAGGTAATGACATTATTGTTTCCGGTGGTGACGGCATTAAAATGGCCCAAAGTGGAATAACAATTATTAATTTCCTTGATCAAGGAGACATGATTTCTGACAGTGCAACCGCTCTTGCAACGCAACGATCTATTAAAGCATACGTTGATGCACAATTTGCTAAAACAGATAGCTTGTCAGAAGTCCTTGCGCTTGGTAATACTTCAGGGGCCAATCCTATAAGAATGGACACTGATCAAAAAGTAGAGTTTAGGGATGTTAACACTTATATTCACTCAAGCACTGCTAATCAATTAGATTTAAAATCTTTGCAAGAAATTCAAATTTCTACAACTGATTTAGGTCTTACTGCGGCAGTAGCTATTGTTGGAAGTTTAGGATTTGAGTATGGTGCAGGTGCAGGTCAAATAATTACCGAGTTTAGCATTGATGGAACATTATCAGGAAATAGTGATAGCGCAGTTCCTACAGAAAAAGCCGTAAAAGCGTACGTTGATAATTCTGTCCCTGCGGCAGAGTCTTTAGCCAATACATTAGTAGCAGGTAATGTTACGAGTGGCACTGATATTGAAGTAAGTACTAGCGATGCAGTACAGTTTGGCACTAGCGTTTCTAATAACTTAAAAATTAGCCATGATGGAACAGTAGGCTTAATTAAAGAAATTGGTTCAGGCTATTTAAAGATACAAGGAGATCAGTTAGATATAAGAGGTAATGATGGAACAAGCGGAATAACTATTTCTCCTGTACCAAGTCAAACCTATAATGATATTACCTTTCAAACTGGGCCG